TCCACACGCCCAAGGAGTGTAGATCACAATAAGCCGGCATCCCCTTGCGAGCTAAAGGCGAACAGTCAGAAAACTACTGTTGTGTGTCCGATATCATTAATGAGGACTGCATGCGACTGCTATGGGTCCGGTTTCGGCAGGTCGTAAAAGGCAGTAGCCATCACCGATCCCAACAATGGTGGTCATTCCTGTCGCGAAATAAGGGGCGCACCACTTACAACCTCCCCTCGTCGGAGCGGACTCGCGAAATTTTCAAGAGTTACTTACTGTATATGCAAACAGTACTAGCAAGGCGCTATCTTGGACCCCTACGAAATTGAAGACACCAACGATTGGCTCGGCAGTCCGACCAGACTGGAAACCGTCAAGCATTACGCAAGCATGCTGGAGGAAGACGTCAAAGATCTGAAGCGTCAGCTGCAGGTGGCAAAGGAAAACATTTCCACCCTTGTCGAAATGAACGACCAGCTGTCAGTTGAACTCCTAAAGAAGCGGGTATGGATGGCGAACCTGGAGGCGGAAACTACCGACCAGCTTAGCCAGATCCGGAGCCTGACACTGGTCCTTGATCAAAAGGAACGGATCATTCGCGCGTTGCAAGCGGCCAGTCAGAGAGGTTGAACATGTGCGGACGACTTTCCCAATACGACGGCATCCACGACTTGGTGGCGGCACTCAAAATGCCCAACCCTCTGGTGAATAGCGCCGGCGCCCGTCCGTTCGAGCGGTACAACGCCGCCCCAACAACCCAGCTCGCCATCTTTCACCAGGAAGGCGAATACCTGCACGCCGACATGGTGCGCTGGGGATGGCGCCCTCACTGGGCCAAGGGCCGCGCAGCTCCGATCAATGCCAGGGTGGAGAAGGTTGCCCACGGCCCATTCTTTCGCGCGATCTGGCCGCACCGGGCAATCATCGCGATCAACAACTGGTTTGAATGGGTGGATGAAGGCGGACCGAAGAAGCAGCCATACCTAATCCGCCGGCGGGACCGGTCGCCAATCCTGTGCGCTGCGATCGGCCAGTAGCCGAATGCCGAGCATGAGCCAAACGAGCATGACGGCTTCGTCATCATCACCGCCGACAGCGCCGGCGGCATGGTGGACATTCACGATCGCCAGCCGGTGACGTTCAACTCTGAGTTGGCCCGGGAATGGCTGGATCCGGTCACACCGAATGAGCGCGCCGAGCAGATGGTGCTGGTGCAGGGAGAGCCCGCCGAGGCTTTTGAATGTTTCAACGTAGGTAATGTGCGCAACCAGTCGATAGCCTGATAGAGCGGATCGATGGCGGTAACGGCGGCGACGTGGTCAACAACGGGTGATGCTTAGCGCGTGATTTCCGGACACTCGAGTCGCAGGCATCGGTGACAGTTATCTGGTGCGGTTAAACAGCTGCCCTGCCAAGGTGGTGGCACCCTTCCTAAGCTGACCATGATAGCGCCAGAGATTGGCGCCTAGAAAATGGGATCATGGCTATAGGCAAAAGGCTGTCACTAGCTACCCAGTCTGACCTCATTGAAGCGAGGCATCGAAGAACTGTCGCACCGCACGTCCATTAAAATAACGCTATAAACGTTGCTGCTATGCTGATTTGAGGGCTTCAGTTTTGTTGTCTGGAGGCAGTCCCCAAAAACGCGACATAAAAAAAGACACCCTCCACTCCAACCGGAGCGCAAGACCATGAACGAACAATTCGGCGGTTCTGACGCATCAGGAATAATAAATCTAAAAAAAGGAGAAATCATCGGAAACGAGAACGAATTCGGTTCCGTACGCCCTCAGGTAAATCAGGTAAATCCATCAATTGAAAGCGTCCAAGGAGATGATCGCAGACGATTGTATTTTAACGATATAACAATGAAAAGTTATGACTGGACTTGTTACATGCGGGAAATCCTCATAGAGCTACAAGAGGTTGACCAATTTCGATTTAAAGCAATGTTCCACTGGATTGTTGAAACTCCCGTGGCAGCTGCTCAAGACCACTTGGACTGGGCAGATGATGTCACTATCGACTTCACGCTCTACACAAGCTCAGGCGCGTTCATCACCTCATTTACTCATTACTACAGACGAGGGTGCGGTCGTTACCTTCATGAAGTACCTGATGTTTTTTACACTTCTCAAGTAGCGCACCCAATCATTAATCTCGGCTCTCAAGTGGGTGCTGCGAAAATAGGAGGTAGCTTCAGATTGCGTGTAACAGCCTGCTGAGGCGTGCAGTGTAACCCAGAATAGAGCGGGCAAATATGAGGGCGAACTAAGCCCGCCTTTCACTTTGTTGTACAGGCGCACTGCCTGTAGAGCTTGTTGCATTAGTGGCTCACCTGGCCATTTTCCTCGTCAAGATCTTCCATGTGATCTACTAATATCGATCATTTGCTCAAGGCGGTGTAAGCAGCCTCGCACGCCGAGACCGATCAATCGCCACGGCATGTTCACGGAACATCATTAAAGAAGACGTGATGCCCAAGCTTTAGCGTCTGCTTGGCACCCGCAATCCAGGCCGGAGCCTTAGGCATGGTGATCGCGTAATAATGCGTGGCGCCGCCGGTAGGATCGGGCTCGGTACCGGACATGACCAGGTCAGCAACCTTCTGCGCTTGGGTGAACTGTCCGACCGGGATTGGCTTCGCGCCGCTGAGATAGGCGTAGTTCGGATCGTTCCTGTTCCAGCAGCTGAACTGGTACGGCTTCTGGCACACACCGGCATAGCCCTCGCCCCACCACGACTTGGCCTTACCGTCGTTAACTCGATTGCGAATGGTCCAGGCCACCGCTATCTGCCCGGCCAGCGATTCACCGCGGGCCTCGCCCCACAACGTACGCGCGAGGATATCCCGATCTTTTTCTGTGGCAGTCATGCTTTTCTCCAGGCGTAAAAAAGCCCGCGCTCGGCGGGCGATCAAAAATCAGGCGCAAAAAAACCGCTCGAGGCGGTCACTGATTTCCTCTCTTCAGGCGATGCTGTAGTCAGCCTTCAATGCGGCCACCAGGTCGGCGAGCTGTGCCTTGCCCAGCTCAGTCCTCAGCAGCGAATCGTTGAAGGTGTACAGGTCACCCATTTTGGAGTTACGGATGCTTGAAGCGTCGATGTGGTAGCCGATCTCCACATAAGATCCAGCCGGTGGAACGTAGCTTGCGGGCATGGTTGCGACCACAAAGGTCGCCGCCTGGTTCACGGACACTGACAGCACTCGCGTAGCGTTGTTGTAATCGACTACCACCACACCCCAGCTACCGGTCGGAGGCGTCGCAAACGCCCAAGTACCAGTGGTGCCGGTATTTGCGCCAATTTTATTGGCATAGGTCGAAGATGCTAATCCATAAGCGCGCGTCAGGCCGCTGAGATAAGTACCTGCTGCATCAAAAGCCGACAAGAAGTTGATCGGGTAGGTGCCCAGCGCGTCTGCGCTATTCAAGTTGATCGCCATCACAAAGGTGAAAGAACTTGTCAGGCTGTCGGCCGGGAGACCGAGGCCCGCAGAGCCCGAGCCATTGATGCCCAGCGCCGCCTTGCCCGCAATTTCATACAAGGCCAGGTTCGCGGCTGATGCACCTTTCGGAATCAACGGAAGGCCCGTTGCCCGGCAGCGACCGGATACGCCATTGCCTGGCACCGTAACCAAAGAACGAGCACTCACCACGTGCTTCAAGGACGCAACCTTGCCGGCGATGGCATCCGGGATGTTCATGTTGACGCGCGGCGCGCCGGCAGCCGCAGCCACAGTAATCGGGAGCACGATCATTTGACCTGCCATAGTGGGGTTTCCTTGTCTGGGTAGTTATTAGGCGGTCTGGACGTTAATGCGCTGATGGCACGCCCAGTTGAAAAGCGGACGCCCGTATCCGTCCAGATCCGGGCTGTTGTCACGAAGGCAGGCGCGAGGCCCGGTCACTGGCCCGCCAGCGGCGCCACTGGTACCGACATCCGCAATGCCGATGTAAGGATTGGCACCGGATGGAACAGCGCTCAGTGTGACCTCGACGGTGTTGTTGCCTACCAGCTTCACGCCTTGCACGGATGCGCTGGCGGTGTCATCGACGTAGCGGATGCCTAGATTTCCCGGGTTCGAAACATTGACCGTATCTACGGTGAGAGGCCCCGCCGGCGTGTGGAAACGAAGCGTCACGACCGCACCAACCCGAACAGCAGAAACGGCATGCGTGGGTTTCCAAGAATTGCCGTTGATGATCGCCTCGGCGGCTCTGGCGTGCATTGCTCCCAGGCGCATTGAGTTTTCTGCCGCAAGATGAATCCCGTCGACGGCGGTCTGCAGCCAGTATTTCGGGCCGGCGCAGTAGAAACGATCGGGATAAGTCAGGGCCGCCTGTAACTGCTCCAGCGGCACAAAGCTTGTGGTCAGGTTGTAGGCCGTCCAGTTGCTGATCTGGTCCAGTAGCAGCGGCACGACCTGGCTCTGACCGCTGATGGCCCGGATATCGGCGTCGTAATCGGTTTGCAGTTGCAGCAATGCGGCCAGGTACAGGCCGGCGGCTTTGTTCGCGTCGTTCTCGCCCTGGATCCAGTCCACAAACGGCACGCGGTACCCAAAAGCCAAACGGGTCGCTTCGGCTTTCGCCGCGGTTACCGCAGTGATCGAGTTGGTATACGGGAGTGTCCCCTTGCTGAGGGCGGCAATGGCATAGCCGCCTCGACCGTGCACGCTGGTCAGCACGCCTGCGTTGCTCGGCAGCGCACGAATTCGATTGAGCTGGGCGGAAAGCTGGACCGCGGGTACTTCGTTTGTTTTTGCCACCAGCGGCTTAAACGGCGCCACCATCGCCGGCGCCAGGGTGTCGTCCTGATTGGTCAGGCGCACCCCATCCTGCAAGGTGAACAAGCGGTTTGCCGTTGGTGGCTGAGTTGTCGTAACTAGCGAGGTGGCTCCCATGCTCAACGACTGCCCGCCACAGACAAAATGCAGCAGCGTATTGACGAAGGGAGCTACTGACCCAGCCACAGGAAGATCAACCACCTGTTGACTGACACCGCCATGGCGAGAGATGTAGGTCACACGGCCACTGTTCACGACCGGCGAAAAGTTATCGCCCGTCGAGGTGATCTGATACGGCACACCGAAAACCAGCGCCCAGATATCCTGACCGCCGATCGGGCCATCCGCGAAGGCGGTAACGCCCTCCGAAGCCTGGCCGAACAGGACGACCTCGCCAGACCACTTGATGCCGAGCAGAACGACATTATTGGCGTCCGTGATGGCCCAGACATAGTCACCGACCAGGTCGAGACCGGGCAGCCTGTCCAGAATGGCGTGCACCGCCCCATTACTTTTGACGCCTAGAATTGCCCGAAAATACTTGTCCAGAATGGCCCAGGGCATTTCTTCAGCCAGCGACTGTGGAAAGGTCAGGTCGTAGGCTGACTCAGCAAAGTCTCTAGCTGTACGGGTGGCCTTAGCATTCGGGTACTCGTCAAGAAGAACGGGAGCGCCAGCCTCATTTCTATAGAGTTTTACGTACTCATCATCAACGCTTGAGAGAACGCTGAAATTCGTGCCGCTCACCGTTCCGGCTATCCCCTCCCCAACCGTTGCATAAGGCATAGCCCCGCCAAGTTGAGTAGCCAGGCCGGACATCACCATGGCGTTGGTCGGCCGATTTACCCCGTCACCAACATCCAGCATCTTGATCTCAGGGCTCAGCAACAACTCATTGGCCAAGTCGATCGTTTCCGTAAGCCTCGCGAGATCCGCAGGTCCGCTCATATTTTCTCCAGGCGAAAAAAAACCCGCTCAGGGCGGGTTACAAATTAAATTGAAAATCTCACGATCGAACGGCTATGCAGCGCCGGGCCAAGTGTTCGTGTACCAGCGCTTCAGTTGGCTGCGCAGACTTGAATTCATCACCCGGATATCAATCCCGGCCATCATGTCGGTGAGTTCGGCTTCTGAAATAACCGGCATTTCGAAGAGCGATAAAACAGCGGTGTATCGCCAGAGGTTGACGCCCACCAGCGTGGGGCCGTCGTAAATGTCCGTGAACTGGGCCTGGGTCATCGTCAGGCCGAGCGGGCTCCGGATGGGGCACATGAACCAATCGGCCCAACCGATCCCCCACTTGCACCACCCCTCAAACATTCGAGCCTGTTCGGCATTGCACAGCCACGAAACAGATACCTCTGTTGGCACACTCAGGTAGCGCCGCCGATTCCTCGCTCGACCGCTTACGAATCGAGAGCGGACGATCGGGCTTGTCGGTTTGAATCCGTAACCGTCTCGCAACGGCAGCGGAATACCGTTAGGCATTGTCAGCATTTCGCGATCCTTAGTTGTCGGCGAAGTTGTCGTCATCCGCATAAACACGCGGGTCGTAGTTAACCGCCTCGACATCCGCAGAGTGATCGCCTGGGTCGATTGACGTGATCAGCACCGGGTAACACCAGCGTGTCGATTCGCCGAACAGCAGGTGCGGCGGATCGATGTCCCATGAAAAGTCCGGTTCAAAATCCAACGCAGCGATGGTGAGCCTGAAGTCATCGACGCGCATTGCAGGCCAAGGCCCACTGACGGTGCCGTCCGGGCGTCGCAGGCCGACCACATGGGAAACGCCCGCCTTCCACGTCAGGGGTTCGGAGCTTTCCAGAAGCACGAGGCCATTCCCCGTCGTCATTCCCAGCAGAATCGAGCTTTGCCCGTAACCAGGGATGTCGTCTGCTACCGCGTCATAACTGAGGTATCCGCTGTTCAGGGCGTCAAACTCAGTGCTCCAGCTGTAGCTTTTGTTGCGGTAAACCTGCGCCCGACGCATGCGCATCCCGATCCGCCATGCCTTATCGCGATTGGTGACCCCCTTCAGCGTGACCGTTTGAACACGCAACCCCTGATCGCCCGGTAGCCTGCATTGGACCGGCTCAATCGCGCGGGTCTTCTCATCGATGTACTTGATTTCAACGCCGTCATAGTCGTCAGGCGCCGGCAGGGTAAAGCTACGCTTGAGCTGCTCGGTCATGTTTTGAGGCGTGTACATATGACCGATCTGCGTGCGGACCTCATCACGAACCGGTGTCACCCGGCCGCGCTCAAGCGTGAACTCGGCAAAGCCAGCCAGAAGCGCGTCATTGATGCACTCCTTGACCGTGCTGTCGTCTTCGACCGCGTAGTCGAAGTAGTCGCTGCGACCGTTCCAGATGGCGCCATAGCGTGCCAGCTCGTCGATATCCATATCGTCATCGGTACCGCCTGCTGACTTCATGACGTAGTTCACCCAGGGCACGATGTCACGCGTTGCCACGGGCGCACTCCACGAACCATCCACCAGAATCGGCAGCTTCCTTGTGGCGATCACCGACACCTGGTTTTGAGACTGAGCTGACAGTTTGTCGCCGCCGCGTACGTAGAGCGCCATGATGGTGCAGTCGTTGTATTTCGTTGGCGCCTTGTCGATTCGTCCCCGGAGCCCGTACCACTGCACACGGTTGAACTTGAAGTTTTCCGGTGACTCGTCCCCTATTCTACGGATCCTGACCTCTGGCCGGATGTAGGTCGGCGCCACAATCGCCCGAGTGTAACCCTGCTGATCAGGGCTCATTGCGGTGAAGGTGTAGGACACACTGGTCCAGGCTCCAGCGGTCGAAGCATCACGATACTGGACCTCTGTTTTCGCCCAGTGCGAGCGGATGTTCCCATTTTTCTCGGTGTATCGAACAAGCCCCTGCGGGAAGAAGAAGTCCACTTCGAAGCGGCGAATAGTCTCGCCTTCCGGGCAGGCATAGAACGGCCCTGCCCAGTCGCCTTCAGTGGTCGAGCCATCGAGCGTAATCGAGGCTGTATTTGTTTCGATATCGTCGTAACCCAACCAGTCCTCATCTTCCGCGCCGGTATCGGTCAGCCGAATGACGGTGATCGCTGACGGTCCGTGACTTTCGTCGAGATCTGCGGTGCTTTCGTCATCCTCAACAGCATCATCAGATACCGAGGCAATCCGGTACCGAAGATCGCGATAGCCAATGCACGACCACAGCGTACCGGTCTGCAGCCCTACTGCGGGCGCCCCGCCATCGTAAGCCAGGGTGATTTTGGCAGGCACGGCGTCAGCGGCTGTGGCCGTCTTCACTCCAGTGACGAACACGGGAGACGAGCCGAACACCGTTGACGACGAACCGCCCAGGCTCAAGGCGACACCACTGTACGGCGATGCCGACTCGGCGATCCGCAGGAAGCTGCCTGAGGCACTCGCAACAAGGCCGGTGCTGACCAAGGCAGCATTTACCGCTGTGACCAGCCCGGCGAGGTTGGTTGTCGCCGTGCTCAGGGTTACCGAGTAGGTGCTCGCGCCCCGACTGACCGTAAATGTCAGCGGCGTGACGTCGAAGTCGTACCGTGTCGGGGCGGCACTGCCGGTGACCATGGAAGCGCTGCCGGTAACCGCGGGCACGGCCGGAACATAGGGGTCATAGCTGGCGACCACGTATTCTCCGGCATTGGCACCGGTGATCTCGATCTTCATGCCAACGAATGGCCGCAGCATCGGGATATAGTCGCCGCTGATAACGGTTGCCGATCCGTCCGCCGGCGCGGTGAACAGGTAGGGATACAGAACCTCGATTCGGGCGATCAAGCCGGCATCCCACCCCGTAGGGAACCACCCTGCCCCGACAGGAACGGACACCACATACTCACTGAACTGCACGGTTGCTGCATTGAGCTGCTGATCGATGTTGGTGGTGGTTGTGAGGGTGAGGCCGGCGCTACCTGTAGAGGTAGATCCGACCTCTTCCGAGTTGTGCCACCAGAGTCTGGCGGGCTCAGCAGCTACCGACTCACCTGGTCCATAAATGGCATAGCTGGCCGTGCTGCCGAGAGAGGCGATCGGCGTTCCACCAATACGAACCTGCCCGGGCTGTATTTCGAACTCGCCCACACCGATGCAGAGCAGCATTTCGACCCACTGCACCTTCGGATCGGTGCCGAAGTAACGACGCGTCGGGGTGAGGTAATCAGGGAATATTTCGTTCTTGCCCGCGCACTCGCGAATCACATCGCCAAGCTTGACCTGGTTCGCGGTGGTTTTGGCCAGCCCGAGCCCCTTGCCTGATGCTGCATTGTTCGCCGTGCTCGGCGTCACTAACGGCTTCTGCGTCAGCATGATCGCGCCGACGGCAACAATTGCGGCAACGACAGCCCATGCGGCGATCTCCAGGCCGGTGCCTTTCGGCTCAGGATAAATTCGCACGGTGTCGGCCGGACCAAATTCAACCTTTGCCCAGTGCGCGGGATCAATAAACAGGCCGTTGACCTCGATACTGATCGGCGGCGACTCGCGCACCTGGTAGCTCGGTACCTTGGCCACCAGCCAGCTTTCGATGGTCATCACGCGATCGGTCTTGTGGCGCTCCAGCGGCTGGCCTTCAAGTTTGCTCGGGTAGAGTTCGATCACGGTGATAACTCACTGTCAGGTATTGGTCTTGGAATTTGCGCAGCGGTTTGATGGTCGCGCCCGACGGCTTCATCTCCATTCCGTGAAGCCGGCCATCGACCTCGATGATCACGGCGACATGAATGCAGAACCGCCCGCGCCATATGCAAGCAATCGCGCCGACCTCAGGCTCACAGCGCTCCATGGCTGCTGCGCCCTCGTTCACCGCCTGGGTGAACGCCTTCGGCATGGTGTTGCGGACATGCCCCCAACTTGGTAGCAGGGGCAGGCTGTAGACTTCATGCCGGACAAGTCGCGCCAGGCCCCAGCAATCCAGGCGCGCAGGGCCTCGCCCGCCATCCTCGTAGGAAGCGTTCAGGTATTTTTCGAACATTTAGATGTACCGGAGGCAGGGCGCGAAGGCCAGGGTGTACTTGCGCCGTGGCCAGCCGAGGTTGATCAGGTCGAAGTAGCCGGCGTTGAGTTGCACGCTCGGCCCCTCCATGAACCCGTTGAGCACTTTCATTCGATAAGGCCGCTCGGCCGGGGCTGTCAGATCGGTCGAGATATAGATCCGGAAAACCAGCCCGATATTCGCTCGAGCTTCCAGCGCCTTGTCGATCAGCTGCTGAGCTTCCCCTGTCACGTTGTCGATGGCGAAGGTGAGCTTCTGGTTGCCACTGTTATCCCGCTTGGGCAGTGCCGCGGCGAACCCCGCAGCAGTAAACTTCGCGGTCACACCTGCCTCAGTTGTCGCAGTTATGTCGCTGAAGCCCTGGCAGATGTAAATCGGCGCGGCCCACGGAATACAGAACAGTTCAAGCGTCGGGATGGTCACGGCTTTGCCGCCAGAGGCGTACAGCGTTTCAAGTGCCGTCATCGCCCCACTCTCTTCAATCCATAGGTTTGTTCAAGGGTTTTGGCCATCTTGCCTTGGCCGCGAATATCCGAAACGTAGGTGTCGACTTGCTTCCTGCCGTCTGGCGCGGTGCTGGTTTGCACCTGGCCGGCGCGGCTGGCGTCTTCATGCAGGTTGACGATGACGCCGCCAGGCGCCGCGGGCTTGGTCTCGTTGGCCGCAGCACCCGGGCCTGAACCGGTGTAGATCCCGGCCGGGCTTGGCGCCTCCATCTTCCCGGCACGGATAGCATCAAGGTTGCTTTTGCCGATGCGTGCCGTGCTGGCTGCGTCGAACACGTATTCCTTGCCGTGCACCACGCCCGCTACGTCGTTGGTGCCGACGTCGCCTGTATAGCCACCAGTCTTGAAGCCCTTGGTCAGAGCGAACGCCGCCAGCAGCGCAGTGCCGCCGACGATTGCCGCTGCGCCGAACGAGCCGACCGACGCCACCAATGCAGCCGGTAGCCAGGCCGACAGCGTTGTGCCCGCAGCTGCCACTTGGGCGGTGGTGGTAGCAGCGGTTGACGCGAGCGATGCCGTGGTGACCGCGCCAATTCTGGTCAGTTCGGCAGCTGTTTTGGTTCCTTCAGCTGCGACTTTTGTGCCTGTTACCGCGATTATTCCCGACTGTTCTAGCGCTGTGTTTGCAGCGATTCGAACCCCTACCTGGATCATTGCGCTGAGGACTTCGGTCAGAACTGTCTGGCCGAGTCTACGCATTGACTCGCCAAGCTCATCACCCATGACTATCGACTGCGCGAAGCTATCAGCGATGCCCGTTGTGAGGGTCTCCATGGTGCCGCCGATGATGTCGTAGGTCTGTCCGGCAAGATTTTGAGCCTCGTCCATATAGTCCCGAAGCGCATCAGACGCACCGTTTTTCCAGTTGGCTTGCTTTTCTGCGAGTCTGTCGTAGTAATCCTCATTGGCAGCTAAAGCCAGGTTTAGCTGTTCCTGGATCTTGCTCGCCTCGATTGTGTAGGCCGGGCCGCCCAGTTGGTCTTTTGCCGTGGCCCTGTTCAACTGGTCCTGATAGCGCT